CGTGCAACATCGATACGCCACGCAACTGGTGTAGCCGCTTTTTAAACGCAAGGTGCAGCATATTTTCCGCAGGCACTGATTTAACTCGCCCGTAAGTGCGGTTATTTTCCTGTGGATTATCCATGTAAACCCGATAAGACACAGGACGACGCCATGCGTCAAGTTCAATACCTTGAATTAAATTTGCCGTATCAAGGGTATTCAACGGCACAAAATCGGGTTCAAGGGCTTCAAGGCTAAAGGCAATATCCGTACTATGTTTTAGCCCTGCCACGGTGCCGCGCACCAGCTGAATAAACACTTCACCGTCGCGTAACCACGTGCGCAAAAGCATTCGCTCAAGTTCTGGTCGAGTAAATTGTCCAGTGACCTCTGGACGCACAGACCATTCCGCCCATTTTTTGCGGATTTGCTCTGCCAGATCCTCATCAACATCACCACTTAAATTAAGTGGCTGTGGCTCAATATGAATTCCTCTAGAGCCGATAACACGTTCTTCCAGCTTATCCAAAATTCCGATCACGATATCGTGATTTTGGTCTAACGCTCGAGCCTGTTCTCGCAAACTTACCGCACTTTGTTTGGTCGATACGTTCGCGCCTTGGCTTTCGCGTTTTGCTTTATGCGTACGGTTTGGCATAGCCGCCTCATACGCATTCATGACATAACGGTTTTTCGCTCGCTGTGCGCCCCATTTAGGCGAGATTGCGGCAATTGTTTTATCTAATATTCCCATTGTTTAAAATCTCGCATATTTGATTCTGTGGCGTTTAACGCGCTGTCTTGTTTCCGCCAATAACTCATTAAGCATTTGTTGATAGCGGTCACGTTGTTTTGTCCATTCGGACACTTGGTAAGATACCGATCGCCCATTAAAGCTAACTTGGCTTTGGGCGTTTTCGATTTTTTCATCAAGCGCTCGGATTTTTTCTTCGAGTTCGTCTCTGTCGTAGATAACCATTTTTGCCCCAATAAAAAACCGCACTTTTTACGGTGCGGTTAGTTAAGTAGTGGTAATTCGATTTGCAATTTGTCTTCAAAGATTTTTAGCGTTGCTTCAAGTAACGGTTTTTTACCCTTCCAGTCATTCAACGCCTTACCACAAACGCTTGCTAATTGTTTTTCAGCTTTATGCTCGCCTAATGCCTGGTAATATTGCTCAAGCAATGTCATATTGCCAGATAACAATTGATCTTGCATAAAATTAAATGCTTTGATGTAAGAGATCTTAATTGCCATTGCTTTTTTGGTTTTATATCCCATAACCAACAACATAAAACCGTCTTTTGTCATCTCAAACATTGGGCGCTTTTCGCCTTTTTTATCGATATATTCAACCAATCCAAAATTGGATCGGTTAAATTCATCATCGCCAGACTCTAAAATCTCGCGGATATCACGCATTACGTGAGCGTGTAACTTACCAAAAACTCTAGCAACTGTTTCGGATGTGGTAATTGTTTTTGAGTCTTTATTTTGTACAAATTGTTTAAAGTTTTCAGGGTTTGCTAATTGCATTTATAACCTCCAAATTCAGATAATAAAAACCCCGACCGTTTCCGATCGGGGCTTGAGTTATTACCGCAACATTCCCACCTTTTTACAGGCTCGAAACCTATCGATTTAAGGCTGTTTGGGAGTTAAAGCCAACCGCTTTTTTTGCCACCACCACCGTTTAGCCAATTACTTTTTGTTTTGGGTTTCGGTTGCGGTTTTACTTGTTCAATTTCTACCGCACTTTCGGTTTCTTCTTCCAGTGCAGTTGTCTCTTTTCTGATTACATCAGGATTTAATCCAGGTAGTTTTGCCCAGTATGGGACATTGTCCTCATCACCCCACTTAATGCGCTCATAACCGCGCAAAATAGCGATTGCATGGGCGTAGCAAAATAAGTCAAAAGCCTCATTGTTGCCTTTACCAGGCTTGCGCCACTTGCCGTCTTGTCCTCGCTCCTCGTAAGTCAACTCATCAAAAAACCACTCACCAAGCCATGCCGGGAAATGGATATAGTTAGCGCCGATAGTCTCACGACTTAATGCGTTACTAATGCGATCTTTGAGTTGATCTGTTTGGAGTAAATACAACGGCACATCACCGCGCGCTTTGGCGTGTCGGTCTGAGCGAGAGGTATTGTCAGGATAAGTACGAGTAATCAGTTTTTGACGTTTGGCACTATCACCTTTGACGAGATAGACTCGTTTAGATAATCCATCGCGCTTACATCTACGCCAAAACTTATAAGCGTTATCTGTTACACCGTCCTCACCGCCACTATCCACAGCCATAGCGAGGATTGGCATAAACCCACCGTCTAATCCCTCAATGCGATACTGCTTATTGAGTACATCACTAATGAGTAAATCCCAGTCCTCAGGGTAGGCGGACGGATCAATTGGTAGGCTTTCCCCCTCTGAATTGCTCCGCATTGATGATTTAATGTTGTATCTATCAATGAGCCACCGTTCGCTATTTTCACCATAGCCCACAATTTGGACGACAAAACGGCGATTCCGCCCACCCTGTACATCAACTGCAGCCAATAAAAAACGGCACCCATAAGGCACCGTTCTTTTTTCGATTTCTTCGCGTCGCTCCATTAATTCGTCGGAGCGGCGTTGCTCAAGTGCTGAGCGTGGTAAATAAGGTAATCCCCAGTCTGTATTTGTTACCGCTTTTAGAGTTTCCTCACTACCTGTCATTTCAAATTCATTTTCAGCGGTGAGTAATTTATAGGTTAATTGTGCCCATGTTTGATAAGCAGCTGCAGGACCCTCTAGCCAAAATGATGCAATACGAGAGTTTCTTCCCTCGCCATGGATTACACCACCTTTATCTATCGTTTGCCCCTCTTTTAACCACTTGCCACCGATGTTCAATGCGCGCTTTCTGTCAGGCTCAATCAGGGTTTGACAGTGTGGGCATTGCAGACGGGCTTTTTCCGATGCTTTGACATAATCGGTATCATCACGATACCCGACCATGTTAGCCATTGATGGCTCAAACCAATCAGAGCAATGTGGACATTGCCAATAAAATCTACGTCTATCACCGCGATTATATAGAGATAAAATCCCAGTCGTTGGCGGCGCCTCGTGAGTAGTTTTTGGATGATGTTTTAGATCGACAATATCCTTGCCTGGCGAACTCTCTACAAGTGTCATACCCGCACTCATAAATGTAGTCGTCCGTTTTGATGCTAAACTAAATCCATCACCCTCACCGTCCACATCATCTGGCCAGCGGTCATAATCAGTTAATGCAACGTATTTGTAGTCAGACGATGACAATACATTAATTGACGGCCAACCGATTTTTAACAGGTTACCCGCCCTAAAATATTTATCGTGGACATTGTTATCGTTTTTACGCGGGCTTAATCTTTTTGCAATCTCAGGCGAGCATCTAAAAGTGCGGTCTAAACGTTTACGGCTATGTTCGCTGGCTTTTTCCTGGGTAAGTTGCACCAAAAGAAAATCAGACGGATCACATATGATTGAATAAGTAATCCAGCCATCAATTAGACCAACCGTTTTACCTGTTCGGGCTGGCCCAACAAAAATAACTGCATCATATTCGCGAGAGTTAAGACAGTCCATCGGCTCTAAAATATATGCTGCAGTGTCTTTATCCCATTTAACAGAGTTTCCGCCACCAACAGGCACACGCATATACTCTGCGACTGCTTCTGACACCTTCATTCGACGTGGAGGCTTAAGCAGATTTGCAATGTCTCGTCTAATGTCTTTAGCTGATGCAAACATTACTACTCCTCTGACTTATCATCGCCAGCCTGTATGTGCGATGACATTTGCGACTTAACGTCATCAATTACTTGTATTACACGGGTTAATTGTGATGGTGTTAATCCACAGTCACGCTCTAAAATATCTGGCAAAGTATCAAGTGACTGCACTACTGCTTTAGCCAAAAAACTCATCTCTTGAGCAACTTCAAAAGCGGGTACTAGCTCTCCAGTATCGCGCTCATATTTGAGTCTTTCGTTTTCAGCCTGCCAAAATGCCCGTCTCTCAACGGGTGACAAACTATCAACATCTGCCGTCATTTTTTCGGCAAGCCCGATTTTGATTAAATCGGATATTGCGTATAACTTTAATTTTGAGTTACTACCGATAGCAGGAGTAAGTCCTGCGACCCGTTGTGATACGGTTTGTCGATGCATTCCGACTAGTTCGGCGATCTGATTTATATTGAGTTTTAAATCGAATAAATTATCCATACCGAGACCGTAAAAATGCCTAAAAAGTAAAAAAGATGATGATGCCTAAGATGTCAAAAAACTGTCGAAAACCGCGCGCCCGAAACCCCGTGGAAATGGGTACCCCCTCAGGAGTACCTTTTAATCTTTAAAATCAAGCCTTTAAAATAAAAAAGACCGCACTTTATTTGGCGGTCTTAGTTTGATTAATCCACTTGTTGATGTTTGTGATTTGACTAGCACACATATCACGTTCGCCCTGCACTATGATTAAATGCTCTACCGCCTCACCGTATGTGCTGCCGGTAAATGGCGTTTTAACACAAGGCGTTAGAAATGCTTGAGGCGGATAGATGTATTCCGTCTTTGTTGTTACCTTATTAGTGCAACCGCTCAATAGCATCGTCATAGATGCGAGTGTTATAACAAGGCTGTGATTTAATAATCTTTCTGACAATTTGTACTTTGTCTTGTGTTGTTTGTTTGATTTCATCATTGATTACTCTCTGTTGCTCTACTGCTTGGCGCTCTGTCTCAATCGTATCTTTTAGCGATTGATTGACTTGCTCTTGGCTTTTAATGGTTTGGGCTTGCGCTTGGTTCTCGGCCTTTAAGCTACTTATCTTCTGAGACTGGTACCAAGTCCAACCACACAAGCCCAAAATCAAGCAAAGTGCGGTTAGCTTTAAGACTGTTTCAAATCGGCTAAACATAATGCTTTCTCTTTTTCTCT